ATTTGCGATCACAAGCTTCTGTCTAAGGCCTACGTCCGCAAGTGTAAAAAATTCCTAGAAACCCATTGTCACGTCAAGGGTGAGGAACAGAGGGCTGGTAGTATTCCGCCAGCCCTCAAGCAGAAATAAAAAAATTGGGTGGGTCCCGCCCACAAGCACGCACCACAGTCCGCAAGCGACGTCCGCAGGCCACAAGCCAACAAGTCAAGATTCACGTTTCACGTGAAACATTTTTTTCCTCCCCGGGTGGGTCCCGCCCACAAGCTCTTCTCTCGGGCCGCGACATTTTGCGCGTTGATCTTTGTCCTATAATATGTAGGACGCTAAACGTTTTGTAGAAATTTAAAGCTTGACTCCATACCCGTGGCACACGGATCTGCCTTCCCCTTAATTAAGTCTTGTATAAACCTTCCCTCATAAAGTTTTATGTCTGTCTGACAGAGGCCCTTGGCCATGATGAAACTGTTGTGCGGATGTTTGATATGGAAGCCAATTTGGTGCGGAGAAAAGCGAATTTTTTTAGCCAGATTTAGCTTTAATTCAACAGTGAAAAAGTGGCCAGAATTATTATAACCCAATAGATCGGGAGTACCGTGTGAAGCACTATTTTCCAAGCGTGTAAATGATAATTTGCAATTATTTTTAATATTGAACGCTTTAATTTCATGCCAAAACTTAGTCTCTTTTTTAATTTTCATTTAGGCTAAGTTAAGAGTATTCAAGCTAACTAAATTTTTTTAATTACTTCACCCATATTCCACTTTGAAGAATACAAAGTCATAACCAATCTATGAGTCTCACGTACACCAAGTATTTTATTTTCCATCAATTTTATATCTTTGATGTCATAATACTTACCATCTGGTAAACATACTTGCACCCTAGCCTCTTGGGCTACTGGTGATTTCATAAATTTATCTAAGGCCTGTCTTAATAACTTTCCCGATACCATGACTTGAACATATATCAAAAATAAATTATATTGCAAGTCTATGGCAGGAGTACCAAAAAGACTTACTGAAAAACAAATTAAATTTGCAAATTTAATAGTGACAGAAGAAGGTCGAAAGACTGATTCTGAATGCGCTATTGCTGCAGGTTATGATCCTAATTCAGCTTACGTATCGGCAAGTAAACTACAGAACCCATCTTTATACCCATTAGTTACTCAATACATTGGAAGACTTAGAGCAGAGAAGTTAAAAAAATATGATATTACTTATGAAAAGCACCTGGCAGAACTAGGTAAAATTAGAGATGAAGCTAGAGAAAATAAAGCCTGGAGTGCTGCAGGTAATATGGAAGTAGCTAGAGGTAAGGCTGCAGGATTTCAAAACAATAATCACATACATCTACATAAGGACCTTAATAACGTGGATGAATCAGAATTAGACAAACAATTAGAAAAAGCATTAAAAAACTATAAGCCTATCATAGACTCAGACGCAGAAGTCGTGGAAGAAATTAAAGAGTAATTTTCTCTAACTTAACAATACACCCAACAGGAAATATATTACGGTCAGAAAATGAAACATCTTTATCCTCATATGAAGCAAATGTCCAAACGAACTTGGGGGTTCGTTTGTATATGTATGCATGTGTTATCATTTTGCTGCATTCGAATTTATCAAATTCTTCGATTGATGCATGCCCCGCATCCCCAGTTATATCGACCCATTCAATCCGATAAAAATAATACTTCTTCGAACCAATGACAACGTGCTTAAATTTTGATTTCTTATTTCTACGCATATCTCTGTATAGCACCTATAGGTTTTTTCTCTAGGCACATTTTTTTCAAAAACTTTTTCTTATGCGCGCGTACGGGTTTGCTAGAAGTGTTGATATAAGCCAATTATTGTAAATTGTAACAGCTGTAACACCATTGTAACACCGTTTTGTTACAAAAATATCGTCTATAACTGTTGATACTAGCGAATAATAGTCTTTTGAAACCCATTGTAACCATTGTAACACTGTTTTGGAAATTGAAAAACAAAAAAACTTTTCTGGCAAAAAAAGTCTATAGGGGCTTTTACCCTAGCCCAGAGGGAAAGTGTTGCATTTATGTCACACTTTGTTGTATTTTAGCCACAATCTAGACAATATCCTTTTAAACTTGGGCTTTCATTTTTATATAAATAATTATTACACTTCTTTGCTTTGCAAATAATAGTGCCTTTGATTAAATCTTTTTTCTCTTCTTTTTTGCCAAAGATCCTATCAAAGTTTTCTCTGTACTTGTCATCCGCGGGCCTTGATACTCCGTCCCATTGTTTACCTTTTTCTTTCATGGTACTCCTTTGTTTTTACATAATAATTATAATTACAACCATTTTTTATTTTCTTAAAAGTATTATCAATGTAGTTGTGAGCTTGATCATAATGATCAAACTCTTTTATAATTACATCCTCATCTTTAATATTGTTACAAACGTAGCTTTTATCGCTCATAACAATACTTAATTTAAACGTTTTCATGATTGAACAACCTTTGTTATTTTTCCCTCTTGCTCAAGTTCTTTAACTGATTGATCTACTACTTCTTGTCCGTAATGAACAACACATTGATTGTAGATTTTATTCCAATTAAATCTACTACCTAAAAATAGTAAATTTTTTTTGCAATATTTTTTAAACGTCATTTGTATTTCTTTATTCATATTTATTCCTTTCATATAATGTCCTATATAACATCACATACCGGCTCTGTCAACCACTTCTTGAAATTCTTTTTTCTGTCTATAATATTGGTCTACTTTCTTCCACCATTCGTTCGCATAATGTCTAAATTCTTCCCCTTGTACGGGAAATTCCTGGAATAATAAGTCTTTACTACACATTAGAATGATTCCAAACTGGATATTAGTGCCATATATTTGGTTGTGAGCAATTGCATATCCGGCTAGTTGTAGGTAATAGTCCTCGATCCATTCTTTTCGTTTCGGCTTATTTGTTTGTTTAAAATCTATTATGGCCTCTTTGCCTTCGTAGATTCCAACTCCATCAGTTGCACCTGCGTACATCTCCGGGTAAAATAAAACACATTCTGTGGCCCATAACTCATCAAGTCTACCTTTTAATCCCTGGTCCGTGATTATCTGTGCCATCTTCGTAGCTTGTTGTCCTTCGGGTGTTAGATCCACAATAGGTTTATCTAACATATATCCTTCAAGAATCGAGTGCATGAGGGTCCCTCTTGATGCAGCATTGTCCTTGATCCGTTCTGCTTCAGCCTCACCTACTCTAGCTTTCCAAGCCTCTAATGAAGCTTTCTTCTCTTCACTCTCGCAGGCTTTTAATATAGAAGTAACACTTGGTAACTTTTCGTCACCTACCAGGTAATGTCTTTTACCATCAATTATTTTCCGAGTCGAACTTGGATAATAAAATTTTTTATTTATTTTAATCACTTATAAATTCCTTTCCTACCCTTAGAAAATTTTTCCAATCATCTGGATTACTATTTCTTTTTTTATCATTACAAGACACACAACAAAAGATAATATTAGAAGTTATGTAAGTTAATCTTGGATCATATCTATCAATACTAAAATTTGTTGGGTTTTGACCTTTACGACCTTGATAACCTTTACCTCTAGTTCCTTTTCTTGTTTTAAAAGTAAAAGGGTTCTCACAATATCTACAAATACGACCATCTGATTCTGGAAATTTATTTTTCATATTAATAATATGATTCATATAAAGTCTCCAAAATTCTTTTTTATCCATAGACTTATGGGGTTTATGGCCTCCGTATACCCCATAACTAGGTTTAAGTTTACCACTAATTGCTCTTCCTACATATCCACGTTCCGTGTTCATGTATTCAAAATCCTTTTGTACTCTTCGTTCGTCGTTAGGATTTTTGTAAGCCATTAGATCTTTCTAAACATATTTTATTTTCACCTCGTTCCATTATATAAAAATTATAATGGGTTAGTGCTTGTTGAATTACTCTTATGTCATAAGTATCTACATCATCAAATACAAACCTAGTTCCAGGTCTGGATCTATTAGCAAAAAATAAAGCTTCGTGTAATACTGCTGCGGTAGTGTGAGGACCATCGAAATGAACTAAATCATAAGTGTTTATAATTTTTTTCTCACCTTTATAATAAATAGGTACTCCTTGACCAAAGGCATTAAAATATTCAATGTCTTCCAATTGATATAAAATAAAATTTTCGTGTTTATTAAAAGCTGTTAAGAAAGTTTGTTTCATAGAGTTAGGATACGTTGGAGTCTTAAATGAACCATCTGGATTATATAAAATATTACCATCAAAGTCTGTCCATCTGGGCACCAAACCTGCTTGAGTATCTACGTGGTCGTATAACATATCACCATAAGGATCTATACCTATGTGAAAATGATTTTTATTTTTAAGATTCTCCATGATGACGTGAGAGCCGTAACCCTCACGAACACCAATCTCTACAGTTAAATAAAAGTCTTGTGGGCTTAATTGATCAGTCCATTTAGCTAAAAAATTATAGCCTTTACTATCTCCTTTAATCATGTAATTTTTGCAATGAAAGTTTGTATGTTTCCATTATTGTTTGATGAGCATTAAAATGTTTTTCAATATCATTATATGCCCATTCTTTTTTCTGCAAGATGATGTCTAAAGATTTCGAAGCTGCATCAGAGGCATGTTCAATAATGTTGTAGACAAAATCTTGTTGAATCTTGTCCATAGTTTTAGGTATTTGAT